TATTGGAGGAAGCTGTTCTTGATAGCAGTGGTGTAGAACGCGAATGGGTTGTGAGATTTCTCAGGATCGAACTTTAGTGCGTTCTGGACCAAGTTGATTAGAGCCGCGGAGACCATGTCCTCACGGAACGAGTAGCCGGAGAAGTTGGCTTTGCGCGAGTAACGATCAGTCAAAAGCATTAGCATACGAGCAAGCTTGTCTGTCATGCGACCCTTCTCTTTTGCTTCCAAGACCGCTGGCAATAGGTCCGAGTTGGTCAAGTAGTACTTGGCCTTACGGTTCACGGTCCATCTGGCGTCTTTTTCTAACTCTTGATTATCATCGATGGTGACTGATTCTGTTGTTTTTGTCATGAATCTAGTTCCTATTTTTATTATTTTTCTACGCACAATTCTATCACAAATCCGCAAAAACAGAAATACCAATCATGTAGCACACATGATAGTAGCAAGTGACTTTTGTGGAAATTTGTGAATAGATAAATACTATTTATAATGATAGTCAAGCGAAAAAAATACACGATTTTTAGTCATGTATTAGTTCATCAATAAGGAAAACCACACATGACAGTTCGACTGCTCTTAGAAAAAGAAACCGATCCCGGTAAACAGGATAAGACCGCCGTGCTTGTGGTTGGCCGGTTCCAGCCACCATCCCTAGGGCACGCACGTATTGTCGATGCAGCTAAGAAGGCGTTTCATAAGTACAAGTACGATGCCATCTTCATCTGTGTAATTGCTGGTAAACAAACTAGTAAGATCAAGAGTGTGAACCCGCTATCAGCAAAGTCTCGTCAGTTCTACCTCCAACACTCTACCTTTACCAAAGGCACTAAGATCATTACAGCGAGCAATACATTCGACGCATTCCTTAAAGTACGAAACCTAGGCTTCGAACCAATGTGTGTAGTTGGCGGCAAAGATGATAACACCGATGAAGACCGCGCAGAAGCATTCAAGAAACTTCTTGACAAATACTTGACAGACACTGATGGCTCGCCAATCGAGCATAAGGCAATCACGGTCACTCGAACCGAAGGCTCGAAAGGCACTGAAGGTGTGAGTGGCTCAATCGCCAGAGCCGCGGCCAAAGCAGACCGATTTGACGACTTCGCTGAGATGGTGTCGTTCGATAATCCTGTCTTGGTTCGTAAACTATTCGACGAAATCAAAGCTTGTATGGAGTCTGAACATGAGTCTGTTTGATGATGTAAAGAACTTAGTCACTACTTCCCAGCAATACATTAAGGTAGGCTCAAACGCGGTCTCTGACACATTCCACCAAGTTCAAAACTCGGTGAGCGGTGCCATCTCTGATCTATTGCCTGGAAGCCTTGCCCAGGAGATGCCCTCTGCCCAACAGAAGGCGACTGATCTCGCGCAAGTCCAGGTTCAAGAAGAAGTTGAAGGCGACCCAAACGCGACGACCGATCAGCTATTAAGCCCAGATGGTCTTACTACACCAGACTACAAAGGTTTCTTGCAGTCTAAGGTCAATCCTGGAGATATGGTCGTGTTCAATGTGACACCAGTTGTTGACGAATCTCGTCAGGCTGCTTATGATCCACTTCAACCTGTGCATCACCCTGGCGCAATTCAAATCTATAAGACCACTGGGCCTCGTTCTCTTACCGTGAGTGGTAAATTCATTGCTCGCACTATGGCTGAGGCCGATGAAACACTCCGCAATCTCGAAATCATCCGTTCGTGGGTCATGCCTTATTATGGCTTGGGTACAGCAAATGGCGATTCAAAAGAACGTTTGGGCGCGCCGCCAGACATCCTTGAATTCTCGATCTACGGCTCGCGTACATTTGACAAAATCCCAGTGATCTTGAAATCATACCAATGGTCTTTGCCTGATAATATTGACTATGTACCTGATTACAAAGGCAACCCGTGTCCGACAATTCTAGAAGTTCACTTGTCTTTGGAGGAAGCTTACACCCCTGAACAATTCACCAACTTCAGTATTGACGCTTACAAAGCTGGCGATATGGCCGGTGCATATAGTTTCTCCGGAGTGCCTAAGGAATAACCATGGCTAAGAATTCAACCTACACAAAGAATAGCCGCTATACACTTGGCGGCCAAACCGAAACAGACGGATTGAAGTTCCTCGAATGGTGGGATCGAACAATCTTTCCAGTTGACACGTCTGACAACGTGTACACACTTGAGAAGATCTATGAAGGCCGCCCAGACCGCTTGGCTTCGGTTCTCTATGGCGATTCCAGTCTATGGTGGCTGATTCTCCAGTACAACAATATTCTCGACTTGAACGAAGAGTTTGTTGAAGGTGTAGAGCTCACCATACCAACAAAGGAACGAGTCGTGAAAGAGTTCCTAGTCGGCGGCAAATCTGGAGGTATCTCTTCAACCAGGATCAAGAAATCTTCTGTGACTCCTATCGTCAAGTAAGTCAATTTTTGAGGCAACAGCCATGTGTATAAATATTCGGTACCCATACTGAAGATCTTATACACATGGCTGTTATCGACGCACAAACACTTAATGAACGCTCCGCAAAGCGCAACGCTTTACTCAATGCTGGTGGCAACACCTTCCGTAAGCAAAACATCCTTGATAGCTATGTCACATATAGCTATCATCACATGATCATTGCCTCAAACAACACCGAAGCTCTAAGACAAATCCAAAGCAAAGAAGTGTCATTTGAAAGCATTTCTTCTAAGAAACATGGCGACACTATACCGACTAGCGGTAATGCTCCGGTTTATATGGTCATTAACACGACAATTGATTCGAGATACTTCATTACAAGTCTCTCTTATGATTCGCTGTTTGTGAATACTTCTGACCCTAAGAAGACTTGCGCTGCAGAGCAGAATATGCACATGACGATCAAGGAAGCTGGCGGTGCGACATTCATCAATTACCTGAGAAAGATAGCAGATGAAAAGCTACAGTGCAGTTTTGACAGCATTTGTATGCAACTCTTCACATTCTTTGTAGGCCATACTGCAGATGGCCAAACTGAAACAATCCCTATGGATCCTATTGGGATTGCCTTCCAGAGCATTGAAAGCACGTACGATCACACTGGCGGCGCCCACAACATTCTCCTACAAATACAGGAGAATGGTGGTCCATTCCACAACCCGGCTACCTTTTACGCAAACCGCGGTTTGAATCTTGTCATTGAAGAGAAAGACTTATTGCTATCACACGCAATCAAAAATCTAGAAACTAAGTTGAACGAAGTCTTGGAAAAGGAATGGCAGCTAGCCATGACTAAGACTGGAGGCAACGGCCGCAAAGTACAGTACAAGTTCACATGGCCTGATGAATGGGATGAGAAGCAATACTCCGTCACTTCTAATGCCAAAGACAACTACATCGAGAAGCTATTCGAAAAAGAAAAGAAGGCAAACTCAGAACAGAAAAATTCAGCGACAGAGAAGAACCCTAACAGCGAGAAGAAACCAACTACTACGAAGGATGCCTTCAAAACGTACTTAAACTTTTCTATTAAGCTTTCAATTCCTCAAATCCTTGCTGAGCTATTCAAGCACTGTAAACAGATTCACGATGCAATTGAGGCAAACAAGAGCGGCCAAAATCCACCGAAGCTTTACCAAGTTATCGCATCAACTACGAGTGATTTGAACCAAATCACAGTTCACATTGACATCATGGACTATTACTTGCCGAACCTAGGCGACAAAATTAACAGAACGTTGACCAGAAAAGGTCAAACAGTCCCGGATGATGTTAACGATGTAGGTCTTGAATTCGACTTCATTTTCACAGGCCTCAACACTGATATTATGAATCTTGAGATGAAGACCAACTATGGCAACCAACTAGTGCAGGATTCTAAACGAGGAATTCACGAGGCGACAGATAGCTTCTCTCAAACCAAAAAGTCTGTTATTGCGGCCGCTGCCGAAGAAACAAAAAGTGTGGATAGAAAAGCCACAGTGCCAGTTATTCCGATTCGTAAATATGATCCTATCTACATGTCATATTTGACCGCCGATGCCGAACATGGCTACATTTATGCAGCGCCAGATGAAGCCAAAGCCAGACAAAACTTCATTAAGAACTTGGCCTACTCATTCACTTGGTCTAATCAACAAGCTCATATCACAATTCGCGGAAATCCTATTTTCATGAAACAGATGATTCGTAAGATATTACCGCACGATGACAAAGAGTACGAGAAGGAAATCAAAGAGTACCAAGCCAAAGCCAAAGCAAAGGCCGAAAAGAAGTCTGGTGACTTCGATCCAATGAACACAACCTCATATATGGGTGACGTGAGTTTGTGTGTTCCACTCTTCGTCAAAGTCAATGTGTACACTCCAGTAACAGATGACGAAGGAAACACAACCGGGTACGAGCCATTCTGGTACAACGGCTGGTGGATCATCAAAAACATCTCTAGCAAATTCGCAGATGGTGAGTTCACACAAGACTTGTACTTATTGCCGTATGGCGATCAAACTACTTCGTAAGGATTAACAATGATTCATCATAGCCAATTAGGCAAAAAACAACTCATGTTCTCGACGGTTGGCATCGTCAAAGACACGAATGACCCTTCACAACAAGGCCGAATTCGTGTCTATTGTCCTTCTGTTGATCACGAAGACTATACGGTCGACGATCTACCTTGGGCATTGTATGTTACTCCATTTGGTGGTGCTTTAAAGAACTCTAAAGCTGGCCCAGAGGGAGATATTTCATACGGGCCTACATCATATGGCTTCTGGGCTATTCCGAAGGTTGGCGCAACCGTCGTAGTGCAGTTCTTAAATGGCGATCCTAACTATCGAATCTGGACCGGTTGCTTGTACCCTATTCAGTCGAATCGCGGTTTGCCAGCAGGCCGCGGATATGACATTACAAAGGATAAGCCTTATCCAAAAGGGCCTTGGAC